ATCTTCGAGCCCAACGACCCGCGGCCCAAGACCGAGCGCAGCGCCGACGACAACAAGGACTACGTTGTCGATGGGGACGGCTCCTACATCGAAGAGACCCACCAGCACTTCGTCATCATCCTGAACGAAGACGGCAGCGCTGAAACGGCTCTCATCGCGATGAAGAGCACCCAGCTCAAGAAGTCGCGGAAGTGGAACAGCATGATGCAGTCCGTGGTCATGCAGGGTAAGAACGGTCCGTTCACCCCGCCCCGCTTCTCCCACATCTACCACCTCAAGACCGTGGGCGAAGAAAACTCCAAAGGCTCTTGGCACGGCTGGGAAATCAGCCGGGAAGGCCCCATCACCGATGGCGCCCTCTACAAGCGCGCGAAGGAATTCTCTGAGTCCATCATGGCCGGGGAAGTAGTGGTTAAGCACACCGACGAGTCGGCTGTCGGAGACGACGACCTACCGTTCTAAAGCTTAACCCCCGCGGGTCGGCCCACGGCCCGCGGGACTTCCATCCGGGGGATTTATGCAAGTCGAAAAGTTCATGGCCATATTCGATGGCCTGAAGGAAGCCTACGGCACCTATAAGATTGAGAAGCGGCAGGACAACGGCAAGAACACGGGTAAAGCCGGCGTCGTCCGCGAACCACGGACCACGGAGCTGTGGGAAGGCCACCTCAGTGGCAAAGGCAATGCAATCGGCATCATCCCCATCAACGCGGAGTCCAACTGCGTTTGGGGCTGCATAGACATAGACCAGTACCCGCTAGACCACACGGCGCTGGTGTCCAAGATTCGGGCAGACAAGCTGCCTCTGGTGGTGTGCCGGTCCAAGAGCGGCGGCGCGCACTGCTTCCTGTTTGCGAAGTCCTGGGTGACCGCCAAGGACATGCAAAAGACGCTGACCATGGTGGCGGCGCAGCTAGGCTATTCCGGCAGCGAGATATTCCCCAAGCAGATCAGGCTTAACCTAGATCGCGGGGACGTCGGCAACTTCCTGAACCTGCCCTATTACGACGCGGAAGATGGTCTGCGCTACGCCATCAAGGACGACGGCACCTCGGCCACCCTGGACGAGTTCATTGAGCTTTACGACGCGCACGTTCAGACCGAAGAACAAATCATCGCGCTCCAGAACACCAAGCCCAAGGAGCAGGTGGCCATCAAAGACGGCCCGCCGTGCCTTCAGATTCTGTGCAAGGAAACGATCAGCGAGGGCGGCAGGAACAACGGCCTGTTCAACATCGGCGTGTATCTGCGCAAGGCCCATCCAGACGATTGGCAGGACAAAATCCTCGAACACAACATGAAGTATTTGAACCCGCCGCTGCCGCTGGCGGAGCTGAACACCGTCGTGAAACAGGTGGAAAAGAAGGACTACGCTTACCGCTGCTCCGACGAGCCCATCTGCGGGCACTGCAACAAAGACCTGTGCCAGACCCGGAAGTTTGGCATCGGCGCTGCCGTATCAAACGCGGCCATCGCCAACCTGCGCAAGTACAACTCTGTCCCGCCCGTGTGGTTCCTCGACGTCAACGGCGAGCCCCTAGAGCTGGATACGGAAACGCTGCACAACCAGAGCGCCTTCCAGAAGGTGTGCATGGAACAGCTCAACTTCCTGCCCAAGGCCATGAACAAGCTGGGCTGGGAGAACCGCGTCGCGACCCTGCTATCGGAAATGCGTGAGAACGAGGGTGCTATTATCGAAGTGGCCCAGGACGCCAGCACCTCTGGGCAGTTCTACGATTATCTTGAGGACTTTTGCCAGAACCTTCAGCAAGCCCAGGACAAAGAAGAAATCTTGCTCCGCCGCCCGTGGACCGATGAGGAGCAGGGCTTCAGCTACTTCCGCCTCAGAGACTTTGAGGCCTTCCTGCGTAAGCAGAAGTTCTTCGAGTACAAGAGTCACAAGATCGCTCAGCGCCTGCGGGACATCCAGGGCGAGAGCGTGGTGCTGAAGATCAAGGGCCGGGCCGTGCGCGTGTGGCGCATCCCGGCCTTCAATAACGGCAGCATCCAGTTGGACGCACCGGAGTTTGGGGCACAGGAGAAGGCGCCTTTCTGATGAAGATCGACACGCCGAGAAACCGCGAAATACGCAGGCTGCGTAGGGACGAGCGCATGACCCTCGAAGCCATCGGCAAACGCTTCAACCTTTCAAGGGAGCGGGTGCGGCAAATCGTGCGCGGCATTGATGCCATCTTGGGTGAACAGGAGAACGGGGATGTTTCGGATTTTCGGACCGCCGGGGACAGGAAAAACAACGACACTTCTGAATATGGTGGACGAGGCCCTGGAGGCCGGGACTAATCCACAGGACATAGCCTTTCTAGCCTTCACCAAGAAGGCCGCCAACGAAGCCAAGGAGCGCGCAGCGCTCCGCTTTGGCCTAGACCCCAAGCACGACCTAGTTAATTTCAGAACCCTGCACAGCATGGCCCTCATGTACTCAGGCATCCGCCCCGACGAAGTGATGCAGAGCGAGCACTACCGGGAGCTGGCGACCGCCACCGGCGTCTCCCTTGTAACGGACAGCGTTACAGAAGCCGATGACCTCATCGAAGCCAGCAAGGCCTCTGATCCCATCCTGGGCCTCATCAACCTCGCCCGGCTCAAGAAGACCAACCTGCGGGACGAGTACAACCGCTCCAACCTCAGCGACGATTGGGTGAAAGTCGAATACCTCGCCAAGGCCCTCGACAACTACAAGAAGCGCTTCGGGCTCTATGACTTCACCGACATGCTCCAAGTCTTTATCGACAACCCCCAGGTGTGCCCGCACTTCAAGCTCACCTTCCTCGACGAAGCCCAAGACCTGTCCCCCATGCAGTGGGACATCGCGCACATCCTCGACGCCAAGAGCGACCGCATGTACGTCGCCGGGGACGACGACCAAGCCATCTACCGCTGGGCCGGGGCCGACGTTGATCACTTCATCAACCTCCCGGGCGGCAGCGAAACGCTCAGCCAATCCTTCCGCGTACCGAAAAGCGTACACATGCTGGCGGAGTCTGTAGCCAACCGGATACAGCGCCGCTTCCCAAAACGCTATGACCCCAAAGAAGAGCTTGGCCGTGTTGCGCGGTGCTCGACGGTTAATGAGCTGGACATGGCCCACGGCTCATGGCTCGTGCTGTCCCAGGCGGGATACCAGCTCCAGCCCGTGGCCAACGACCTGAAGGCCAACGGCTACCTCTTCAACTACCGCGGCTCACGGTCCGTGTCAGAAAAAGTCTCTGCCGCCGTGAACGGCTGGGAGCAGCTACGCAAGGGCCAGGAGATTAAGGGCGAGACAGCGCGGAAGATTTATTCATACATGAGCACCGGCTCACGTATTGCCCGGGGCTTCAAGAAGCTCCCCGGCGTCGAAGACAACCAAATGCTGAACCTCGCTCAGCTCCAGCTCCAGCACGGTCTGGTCATTGGTGACGAGCTGATTTGGCACGAAGCCATGGACAAGCTGCCCGAGCGGGACCGTGCCTACATTGTGGCCATGCTGCGTCGCGGCGAGAAGTTCAATGGGGTGCCCCGGATTACGGTGTCCACGATCCACGGGTCAAAGGGCGGGGAGGCGGACAACGTCGTGCTGTTCACGGACCTGAGCCCAGCCGCCGATGCAGATATGCGCGTGAACGCCGATGACGTCCACCGGATGTTCTACGTGGGCGTGACCCGGACCAAGCAGAACCTCTACATCGTGGAGCCTGAGGACATTTCGAGGAGCTATGACCTATGAACTGCTGGCATTGCAACACCGAAGTTATCTGGGGCGGTGATGAAGATTCAGAAATGGACGGCTACACCATCTGCTCAAACTTCCACTGCCCCAACTGCCATAGCTTGGTATTCGTGTATCTGCCCGAGCCAGAGGACGAGGAAGAGCTGTGAGCAAGCTAGAGCAGAACCTTGCGCGCATCGACGAGATCACCGAGCAGGTTGAGCACGGCAAGATGACTCTGGCCGAAGCCCTGGACACCATCGAAAAGGGCTTGAAGTACCTTGCCCGGGTTCAGAAGAACATTCTCGAAGCTGAGCCCCGCATACAGATCATGGACATGAAAACCGGCGAGCTTTCGCCATTTACACCGCCGCCGCGGCGTGGGGAGGATGAATGAGTTTGCAGTTAGTGATGATGGGCCAGCAGAGCGAGTGGGTGCCACCTCATGAACTCCCCGATTTGACCGGTGCCAAGCGCATCGCTATCGACGTCGAAACCAAAGACCCGGACCTGAAAAACAGCGGCCCGGGCTGGGCCGTGGGCAACGGTGA